AGAAAGCGAATAGGGCGGCACGATTATTATTTTGCTATAGATGGGACCGCAAAAAAGAACATACCCACAAAGAACGCGGGAGAAGTCAGGGCAGTTTGGTATTATGTGGTTGCTCCGGGGTCTTATGTGCCATGCTCCGAAGAACAAATTAGCCGGATGCCAGAAGAAGAAAAACATTTTGCAGGTAAATATACTGTTAACAACGAACTCACCGTTTCGGAAATAACATTCGATGAGTTACCCGAGGTTTATAGGGCACGATACGCTGAAATGAGACATGATGAAATACAGGCAGTCATCAGAAACGTGGGTAAAAAGTCAAACGAAGCAAAAAAAGGCGGCAAATATAGAAGTGCTTTATGGGATCTGGATATTACGGATGTGTCCGGGGTCCGTGAAACAGGCAATCGAAAGGTTCCAATGCCTAATATTATCCATGGGTCCGAAACTGGACACAATTGCAATGTGAATAATGGTTTAATGCACTGTTGGAGGCATGAAGTAGCGCATAATGCTTTTTCTTACATGGCTATATTAGCGGGGGTTTCGTCATGCGAGCGCTCAGGACTACCTCATGGTGGGCGATATTTTGGGGTCGACTTCCAGGATGGTTATACAGTATTTGAGATATGGAAGTACGCGAAGAATAGCGGGCTTATACCCGAAAATGATCCTATACCATCATCTGCACTTTCGTATTATGCTATTCAAAAAGGAGTATGTAAGAAAGACGATTTAACAGACGGTTATAGGCTGAGTGATATCGCATATACTATTACTCTGGTAATAGGCAAAATGGAGGGGTTAAACTTTGGCAGACAGTAACCCTCCTGAACAATTTAAAGATATTGTCGAACTTTCCGAATATGCAAAAACGATGTCAGACATTGACGAGATGATCAGGTTTGTAGAGGCTGAGAATTTAAAACTTAATCCTCCGTGGGATGTGGAAGACCTCAACGGCCTGTTAAATAAAATTTCAACTCATATAAGGAAAACTCAACCTGATATTCTTTATAAACAATGCCTTGAAGAAATGAAAAATTTAGTCCCTGATGATGACGAGGACAATAGACCCGAACAGGTTAAGAATTTCATAAAATGTAGTAATTTACTGAAATTAAATGAAGACGAGGCATTAGAGATCATTCTTAAAACGTGTAAAAAAATTAAATTACTAACGAAATGGGAAAGCGTTATAACCAAATTTTACAAACGATTGAAGGACGAGGGTACAAATAAAAACATCATATCTAACGCAGGACAAAAAGACGAGGAAGGCTCCACGAATGGAAGTTCTCTACCTTCACTGGATGACAGATTAACAGCCTACCCAGAGCACATTATTAAGAAGGCAAATGAGATACTAGACAATGGAGACCCGTTTGAATTCATTATGGGTGTATGGAACCGACTTCATATAGGAGATCAAAACATCGGTGAAAATCTCTTGTGTTCAATTGCAGGAACGCAGATAAAAAACGCTAAATTGGGAATGCATCAAAAGCCGAGCGGTGAGAGTGGAACCGGGAAAAGCGACGCAATAAAATACATGCTTAAATTATTACCAACTCACAAATATATTGAGGGTTCACTTTCATCAAAAGCTCTGTTTTATGATGATACTCTTCAAATGGGAACGATAGTTTACACTGATGATGCCAAACTGGACGACAATATAAAAGCAACCCTAAGGGCGGCTACTTCTGATTATCAAGAGGAAACGATACACCGAACGATAAATGGAGAGCGCAAACTAGATGTCTTTAAAATCCCCCCTCGGGTCACTTTCTGGATGTCAATGGTTGAGAGTCTTCAGGACAACCAACTTGAAACAAGATTCTTTTTTGGTGACACAGACGGCAGCGAAAAGCAGGACATCAGGGTTAATAAAAACCAAACTAAACGAGTTACCACACCATATTCTATCGAGGAAGACACGGACGTTTTGACGTGTCGCTGTATATTTGATATTATTTTCCAGAACGAATATTCCGTTTATGCCCCACTTGCGGAAGTAATCACATGGAATGATACGGAACACCGCAGAAACTATGATAAATTTTTAGATTTGCTTCGAGCAGTTACTCTTTTTCATTTAAAACAGCGAGTCTCCGTATCTGGTGGGATAGTCTCTAATCTCGATGATTATGATAGAGCATTGAGAATTTACAACGGAACGGCAGCCAATAACGCAACTAACCTAAACGGTAAAGAAATGTCAATAATGAAAGTAATTCAAGGAAGCCCAGGAAGGACAATATCGTTTACTGAAATCCAAGAGAAGACGGGTTTTAAAGAGACGAGCCTAAGATACACAATTGACGGCAGGAATGGCAGCGAAGGCCTTCTAGGGAAGGTAAAGGGCTTATACAAATTAGACAAGAGTGAATCTATTTCATTTGATAATGGAAATATTCGAAGTACAACGAAGGGAACCATTTACCGTTATACAGGCAATATATTTGAATTGGAATCTAAGCTATTTGGGTCAGTCGCTACTATAGACAGGGCAAAAGCCGAACAGCTCACACGCGAATTCATTGATCCCGAAAACGAAAAAGACGGCAACTCTCACAACTCTCACACAACTCTCACATCAAATGTGAGAGATAAAAACGATAACAGTATAGATAATAATAATAATAAATATACTAAACTCACAAATACAGAAGAGAGAGAGGGTAGCAATTGTTCATATGTTTATGATGAAATTTCAGGAGAAATTGAAAAATCACATGCACATAATTCATGTGAGAGCTCTGTGAGAGAAAAATGTGAGGATTCAAGTAAATTATGGCAACCGATAACGAATACTGGTGTGAGAGTTAATGTAAGAGCTCTCACATGTGAGTCTACTGCCAACGAATCAAAACCTGAGAGTAATGTGAGAGATGGTAATGATAATATCCTTGCAGTTGTTGACATGCTTAAAATGGCAATAAGAAATTTCGCAAAAGAAGAATATCATTCAATAGTTGATGATTTACCGGAATTTGTTCAAAAGTTCAATGAAAAAACACCGTCATATCTTGCAAGATTAGGATATCAACTAATTTATGATGAGGCGGAAAGACTAAAATCGCGTGGGTGGAGATGATGAACATTGAAAAATCATACAGTGAGGGAAAATTAGTATCGGTTACCGCTGAATTGCCTGAAAATGTATATCTCGAACTTTACAACGTGTATAAAAAGGCGTACTTGAATCCAGATGATCCGGTATATAACCGGAACACACCGACTCTTGAATATTACATGGGTTTTTTAATAGCTTTTGGATTGAAACATTTCATAGACACACGAGACGATGAGTGAATGAAGCTGAAAGGCTCCATTTAAGGGGATGGAAATAAAATCCCTTCTCTTTTCCTCTTTCCTTCTGTGTTCTTCAATGAAAAATGAATAAGATATCATATTGGTTTTCCTTCTTTTTTATTACGCTTTTTATTTTCCATAATTAAAACAGTATCAATTAACTAAATAAATTAAGGAAACTAAAAAGCTTTAAATCTTCTGATAACTATAATTATGTAGACAAAAAAGAAGGAAAACCAATAAAATACATCGGAAATTGGACAATTCGAGGCAAAAATGGCTGGAAGAAAATCTAAACTCACCGAAGAATTAACTGAAGTTATTTGTGAAAATATAGAGCTCGGACTCTCCTATAATCTCACCTGTCAAGCCGCGGGCATCTCCTTTCAGGTATTTAACGAATGGATGAAAAATGGAGCAGCAGGTAAAGAAAAGAAATTCTGTGATTTTTATGATAAAGTCAGAGCTTCCGAAGCTACCTGTGCAAAAAACTGCTTAACTCGTATCAGAGCAGCAGCAGAGCGGGGCAGCCTTGCGGGGGATATGTGGTTACTGGAAAGGCGTTATGCAGCAGACTACGGCCGTAAGGATCATCTGAATATGAAAGCACAAACAGAGGCGTTGAACTACAATGTTGATCTCCCAGAAAATGAAATTGAAAAGAGAAGATCCCAGATACTCAAGGGAATACTTGGCGAGCTTGAAACCGAGCCAATTGAAGAGGATAATCGAAAAACGTTCCTTCTCTGAATTAGAACTAATAGAAAACGATTGGTTATTCCTTGCTAGGGAGGAGCAATTACCTCCTGATGGGTGGGGTACTGATGGTTGCTTCATTTGGAACGTAAGGGCAGGCAGAGGTTACGGTAAAACTCGGATGTCCGCCGAAGTATTCATACATGCGGTTCAGTTTGGAGGATACAAGTACCCGAATCTAGCAGGTTCAACGGCCGAGGATGTCAGGGATATCATGATTGAAGGGGAAAGCGGGATACTTGCGTGTGCTCCCAAAGAATTCTATCCTGAGTTTATACCATCCCTCAAGAAGTTGATCTGGCCTAATGGAGTCGTCACACATGTTTACTATGGTAGTGAACCGGATAAGGCCAGGGGTCCTCAGTCAGACTTCCTATGGTGTGATGAATTAAGTAAATGGCAAAGAGCCGAGGAAACCTTTGATAACCTCCTGATGGGTCTAAGGCTTGGTCAAGACCCGTTATGTATAGTAACTTCTACCCCCAGACCAACTAAGTTCCTTATTGATTTAGAAAAGCGTACCGATAAGCAGATAAGACCGTCAACCATAACCACAAGAGGACGAACTCAGGACAATTTTAAGAACCTTTCACCAGTGTTCATATCCACTATCATAAGCAAATATGAAGGCACTCGATTAGGTCGTCAAGAATTGGAAGGTCAGTTTCTGGATGACAATCCCGATGCACTATGGAAAAGGGCAGACATTGATGATACAAAAGTTCATGAAATCCCTCAACT